ACACCACCTAAATACACACAACATCCGCCACAGTCAAGTCATCTTTTTTTTGTTCACGGCCCGTTGACACTCTAAACACCACATGCTATCTATCCACTACAGACACCAAACATAGGAGGATATACCATGGGTCTTATTGCAGTAGTTTTCATCGCGCTTAACGCAGTTTCTTTTGACTATGCGAACTGCACCGCGCCAGTTGATGCTGGCAAAGACGTTCCTGCGTATTGCGGGGAATGAGAAATTGGAGCGCTGCTTAGGTGGCGCTCACTTCCGGGCCTTCGGGTTCCGCGCACTAACCCGGCCACTTGCGCCGGGTCTTTTTTTGTCATACGTTTACAGTATGGGGTTTTGGCGGCGTTGTGTCCCCCTTGCTGGGTTTGGTTCCTCCTCCTGCCACTCTCAGCGCCACAAGACAACGCCGTATATCAGGAGGGTTGACATGCGGTTGATTTACTGCCTTACTGATCTGAGCAGACTTACATGTCACGTTATCACCGGAAACAATGAAAGTTGGTGCAGCATGGCTTGGCGTCTTGCGCATGTTCATTGGTTCTGGCGTATGTGGGTCTACACATTTGGTCTTAACCATTGTCACAAATCAAACGAGTATCACAGGAGTAAGGCAAATGATTAAGACTATTCTAGGGGCGTCTTTTGTAGCGGCTAATTTTGCAGTAGCGGCACAAGCACAGGCGCAGGGGGTGTTTCAGACACCGATTCCTGCAATGTGTTCGTACAGCTTCAGCGACATTCAGGACCAATATGGCGGCGATCTTGAATTGATGCACTCGCCAATTGAGAACAACGGTGGCGTGTACTTGGCTGTTTTCGAGAATGACACCTATCAAGTCGCGATGTTGCTTGGTGTTAGCGGTGTGGTCTGCGTCGTATGGGACAACGAGATCGGAGGCGACCCCGCTTAATTGCGCCACACATACACACAGTTTAAACCTCTTAGCATCAAGCTAGGAGGTTTTTTTATGACTGACATCAAGCAGGAACAGATCACGGCGGCACGGCTTAAAGCCGAGGGCATGACGCGCGCAGAGATTGCCGAGGAAATGGGCATCACCAAGCGGCAGGTTAAGTCTCGTTTGAGTGGTCACGCGAAGTGGGAGAGGCTAGATCCTGAAATTCGTTCTCGCCTTGAGAAGAAAGGTTACACGGACGTTGCAGGTCTTCACTCAGGTTGGCTTATTGATAAAAATAAATACGGCGCGGGTGAAAGCCTTTATTTTTTCCTAGGTCGCGACGAAGAGACTGCTGAGAGCGCAGAAGATATTATTGCAGAGGCTTGTGCTAGGCTTGAGAATAGATCACCAGTTGTAGCACTGCCCAAGTATCTAGGTGGAGAAAACCTTTTGGTTATTAGCCCCGCAGATATTCACATGGGTAAACTAGCAGAGGCGCTTGAAACTGGCGATGAGTACAATATGGAGATTGCAGAGCGGCGCACAAAAGAAGGTGTAAAGGGGCTGCTGGAGATTGGTCAAAAGTGGGGCATTGAAGCCATTACGATCAACACGGGAAACGATAGCCTTCACGTTGATAACAATCGTGGAACCACCACTAGTGGGACGCCGCAATCAACAACTGGCTCTATTTTCAGCATGTTTGACGCCATGTTGGAAACGTGGGTGTGGGTGATCGAGACTGCGGCTGAATATGCGCCAGTTCATGTTGTGTTTGATCCATCCAACCACCCATGGGTTTCGGACTGGATGCTTAACCGTGCTGTAATGGCTTGGTTTAAGAATGATAATCGCGTGACCTTTGATGTTGATATGAATGACCGTCGTCACCGTAAATATCAAGTCTATGGATGCAACCTGATCGGATACACACATGGTGACGGCGCTAAAGAAAAAGACCTACCTAACCTAATGCAGTACGAATGCCGAGAGTGGTGGGGTAAGACGCAACGCGGTTACTGGATCATTAAGCACAAGCACCACAAAGACGCAAAGACTGTTGGGCTAAGAGGGTATCAGCAAGAAAAGGATCACCCTGGAGTGACAGTCATCAAGTCTGGCGATATAGACCTATCTAAGAATGTGTCTGTAGAAATTGTGAGGTCTCCAAGCGGGACAGACGGCTGGCATGATCGAAACGGGTACGTTGGAGCAATAAAGGCGGTTGAAGCGTTTATTTTCAACAGTGAACGTGGGCAGGTTGCGCGGTTCACTTATCCGTTTTATTGAGAGCATATGACCCAGTACGGAGGAAGTAATGCACGGTAACAGCGGCGATATTGAATACTCGGTGGAGGATGGGTATCTCATTCTTCATACCGACATGGGCGACGTTATGGTTGGCCCAGAGGACATGGAAGACTTGATTGAAGCAATGCAGGAGGTGCTAGAGGATGGGTGAGGCAATAGACAGCGCACAAGGTATCCTAGAAGCCGCTGTAGGTGAAATGCAGGACCGTGCGCGGACATACGACAAGCCACAAGGAGAGCGCTCTATGGGCGCTACAGTGGATGCGTTTGCCGCTATCACTGGAGTGTACATGACAGAGCAGCAAGGATGGCAGTTTATGGAGGTGTTGAAAATGGTTAGATCCAATCAAGGTGAGTATCGCGCTGATAGCTTCATTGATGGGGCTGCGTATGCTGCACTAGCTGGGGAGGCTGCTAGTCGTGGGTAATATTGTGTGGGAAATTCGTGAGCGCATTGCTATATGGCTAGTGTGGCTCGCTCACAAGATAGACGATGGTGTCGCTTTAGATATATATCGCGGCAGGGAGTGCCAAGACATATGCTTGAAAGTGTGGAATGGTGAGTTGGAAGGGCAGAAACTGAAGGAAGCCATTTATATTGCGATGTACTAATTTACGCTATGGCGTATAAATCATAAATTTACGTTATGGCGTATAGGTCATACGCATAAACCATGCGCATAAAGAAACCCCCGCTTGTTAGGCGGGGGTGTTTTTATTACATATAATAGCAACTCTACAAACTCCGTTTGGCTCAATACCGCAAATAAACCTTGATGACTCTATAAGCCTTTCTAAATGTGTGTATTCAATGCTTTCTGAAATAGGATCTTTTAATATTATATTAAAATACGGTTTGCCATTGTATTCTTTAATGCCTGGGAAGTCCTCGCACAAAGAAAAAGAATACCCTATCTGTTCTTTAATGTGTTTCAAAACTACATACTGCATAGAGCCAACCTCCTTTTCCTACAACCACATCTACACGACCAAATCAACCCCGTCAACAAAAAAAAACGAGGGCCGTTATAGCCCCCGCTTTCACTCACATCCTAAGCGGCATATTAACACCGACAAACCCCGGCGTGTCGTCCATCAGGAACTTAGCTGGGTCCATAGGGCCTGACATCTTGACCGTCACTGTGCCGCCGTTTGCCTGCGCCATCATCTCCGCCAAGTACTTGCTGTTGAACCCGATGTCAATCGCATCGCCATCGTAATCAACGGCAACTTCCGCCTTGGCCTCACCTGTTGCGCCACGGACAGACAGCACGCAGACATCATCGGCAACTGACATCTTAACAGCCTTGGTGCGATCATCAGACACCACTGTGACCGACGCAGAGGCCGCAGAGAACTCCTTAGCGTCCACGTGCATGGTGCGGTTGTGGCTGGACGGAATAACGCGCTCATACGTAGGAAACGTGCCGTCTACCACCTTAGACACAACAGAGAACCCATCACCTGTCACGCGGATCTTAGTTTCGCTGGTTTCAAGCGTGACCGGAGCGTCTGCCTGCTCCATAAGCTTGACAAGCTCCATAACGGCTTTGCGCGGGATAATCACGCTAGACACTGTGACGCTGCCCTGATGCGTCATGCGTGCCAGCCGGTTGCCGTCTGTGGCCACCATGTGCAAGTCACCCGCGTCGTCGTTATGCATGTAGACGCCGTTAAGGTAGAACCTTTCTTCCTCGGTAGACATGGCAAACTTGGTTTTGTTTAGCATGTCAGCAAACACATCAGCCTCAATATGTGACGTGTTGTCGTAGCTGTCAGACGCCATGACGGGGAAGTCATGAGCGGGCAGTGTGTTTAGCGTGAAGTCCAGCGTGCCAGCCGTGATGCGCAGATTGCCGCTTGTGCAATCAAGTTGAACCTGCTTGCCCTTGGGAATACGCTTGACGATATCCATAAACGTCTTTGCAGGCACAGTGGTTTCGCCTTGTGTGGCTACGTCTGCGCCTGTCGTGGTGGTTGCTTCCATGTCAAGGTCGGTTGCTGTGACAGTCAAGCCTGTGTCCGCTGTCAGCTTAACATGCCCAAGGATCGGAATGGTGTTGCGGTTCTCGACAATGCCAAGCGGTGCAGCTAGGGCTTGCAGGAGTTTTGGCTGCTCAATGGTTAGTTTCATGTGTGTTCCTCCAGATCCGCACGCCATTGGTGCCATTTAGTGAAGTTCCGACACCCCGGCCCATTGTCAGGGTCAGGACGTGCGATGTGTTCGAACGGTGATGCGTGAACAGGATCACTGCCCGCCAGCTTGTCAAAGATATCCAGCGCTTTATCGACACTCATAGGCTTTCCATCAACGGTCTTGTAGCTGACTGATGCGCAACGAGCGGCGGAGATTTTCTTGTTTTCAGATGTTCCGATAAAATCTGAGCAATATGGCATATGCCACTCTCTGTCGCCGTTCAGCTCGTCAATTGTGCTATTATCCATAGCCTCCTTCATAGCCCTAGCCAATGCTTGAATCTCGGGCTGTGCGTCCGAGTGGTCTCGCAGAGCAAAGAAGTTGTCCCATTCAGTTGCAGTCACTAGCACGTTGATATGCTGGAACGGCTCAAGGATGCGGTTAACGATTTGCTTGTGATAGCCAGCTGCTGCGAACGCCCTAGCATGTACAATCGCATAATCTCGTGCGCTAGTCCACGCTTCTTCGTTCGTGTTTACGTCGGTCCACTCTCCGTACTTGTCTGTCAAAGCAACATATTCGTCACTCTCCTCCCGCGCCTGCATCCCCGGCTGGTTCTTTCCCCAATGAATAGGCATAGCAGGATCATCAATCACGTCCTGAATCATGCGTTCAACAGGAATAGCCCGACTACTGCTGGCGTTGCGGCTAAACACTCGATGCGTCATTACCTCGGCATGAATGAACCGTGGGTAGCGCAGTTGCAATGTCGTCAAACGCGGACACCCATCTGCAATGCTGTCCGCAATTACGGTCGCTGTCACCGCCATGTATCATCCTCCTTAATATAACCCCAGCGCACCAACGTAGCGCGCTCAGGCGTCTCTTTCCACGACTGACGCCAATCGTCGCCGCTTGACTTAAACCCGCGCTCAAACGCAGCACGCACAAGCCACGCAAGGTCTTGCTGTCGTTTGCGTCGGGCCTTCCACCACTTAACCGGGTTGATCAAAACACAGGCTCTCCATCCTTAATCCAGTATTGCAGGTTGGCAATCACAACCCCGTTTCGGTCATACACATACGGGGCTTCCTTTGTGGACAACATTCCTTGCGCGTGCAAATCAGCGCTCATGTCTGGTGGCATTGTAGATCCTCCTAATGCAAGACGCCCCATGTAAACCACAGGGCGTCGATAGTGTCAAGTGTTTATTCGCAGGTCACACCCCGCAAGAGCCGCCCTTTCCGCTGATGTCGCAGATATCATGTGCCTCTACGCCCTCTGCAAATTCTTGGCCCAGCTTGTCAATCGCCTCACTGTATGAAACTGGTGTCAATGGCTGTCCGCCGCGAGCGCCATTCGGGTAGCACGTAAAGCCGCGAAGGCGTTCAGCGTACTTGGCAAGAGTTTCCGTAAAGCCTTCTACAGTGTCTTCGTTGTTTAGGTCGCTACCCCAGTCTGGGAGATTGATTGTGCTGCTGATCGACATATCAACGTAGTCCTGCACGTCTGCTTGAAACGCAATGCGACGCTCATAGTCCTCGGCCAAGTCTAGCGCGCTTTCAATCTTTTCAGGGTCAGCGCCATAAAACTCGATAAGCTCTTGCGCCGCGCTGTCAATCACATACTGATACACCCACTCATCTTTACCGCGCAGGTATCGACGCTTATACGCAACTGCAAAGATAGGTTCAATACCGGTGCTAGTGCCAGCCAAAATGCCGATAGATCCCGTTGGAGCGATGGCGCGTTTTGCTACAGGGCGTGAAATTCCAAGATGGTCAGAAAACTCATCGCTAGTCATATCAGACACGTCACGGTACTCTGCAAGCCATTCGTGCAGCTCAGGAGTCACCTCGTATCGGTCTCCGCGTTTGATGAGCCACTCATGAACACCCATAAGCCCAAGGCCCAGACGACGGTTCTTTTCGCGTGTCTCGTACACCTTTTCATAAGGTAGCTTTGCCTTCAGTGTCCCGCAAATCAAAAACTTGGTCAGAAGCTCCACGATGCGCGAAAACTCTTCAATGCTTTCAATTCGGCCCATATTCAAGGACGCCAGATTGCAAACGTCGCTGTCATCCTCGCTGGTCACTTCCGTACAGGCATTGCGCAGGGTTTCGTTCTCATGTTCATAGAAGTTAAAGCTAAAACCCGGCTCAGCAGTTTTCAAAGCCTGACGTACGTTTTGCCGGAACACCTCACCCACATCGCCAGTCGCCTTGTAATGCTCAAGCCATTCTGTGTCGTAGTTCACGCTAATATTGGTCATATCAAGTGGCGCGGGGAAGTTAAAATCCTGCTCTTTGACATCGGCGTATGTGTAACCTGTATCACCAACCGGCATTGACTGCCAATCCTTTGCCACAAGAAACTTCATTGCGTCAGGATGGCTATGCCTCAGGCTGGCATAAATGGCTGAACGCCGAGAACCACCCTGCATAACGCGACGACCAATCTCATTGATCATGTTCATTTTAGGGATGGGTCCAGAAGCGTGACCGCCAGTCTTGGCGATAGTCGCACCTTCCTCACGATAAACGCTGTAATCCACGCCAATGCCACCACCTGTCATAAGGGCGCTTTCAGCCTTCCATGACAAATTCGCCCAGTCCTCACGGCTATCCTCTTCAGCCTTCAGGAGGTAGCAGTTATTGAAGAACTTGTTGTCACGCCCCGCGTAATACAAATAACGACCGCCAGCCACAGCTTTAAGGTCGGTCATGTACTGAATGAGTTCTTCTTTCTCATCGCTTGACAAGTAATCACCGCAAACATCCTCAACAAGAACGCGGCACAGATCAGCCCAAGTCTCGCAGTCCTCGTGCGCATACTTATGCTTGAAAATGTCCTCGCTAAACTTACTGCGAAACATGGGGTTCTCGTTGGACTTCCACTTACTCAAATCTCAGTTCCTTTTCTATGATGTCCTGAACGGCTTTACGCGCCTGTACTTCCAAAACCGCCGGTCCCACGTTCGGTTTGCTTCTTGATTTCATCAACCTCTACCAGATCCGTCTTAACGTTCTTGACCAGCATTGCCTGCGCGATACGATCACCAACATGCGGCCAATCTGGTGTGGCGTATTGAGGGCCATCGTAGACCATCTTTACCTTGATCTCTCCCAAAAAGTCCGAATCGATCACCCCAACCGCATTGGCAAGTCGCAAGCCATGCTTAAACCCGTGACCGCTGCGACTGTAGATCTTCAAGTGATACCCCTCTGGAATGTCCATAACCAGACCTGTGCCATAGGTTGCCGTGTTGCCGTGACGTTCGCGCTCAGTTGCCACTAGGTCAAAGCAAGCGGCTTGTTCCGTCTCAAACTGCGGCATTTTGGCTTTAGGGTGAATGCGTTTGATTGGTAGTTTCATCCCGTATACATCCTCCTTATAGCAGCCGGACGCCAAATATAGACGTCCAGCGCGCTTGTTTCAAGTTAGGTGGGTAGGTCAGGTAGATCTCTCAGAGAAATCCAATAAGTTGGTTGCGGCATAACATCAGTGCCATCTACTGGGCTGTACCAGAATCCACATTCATCCATCATACACACATCGGCATGTTCCCATGTTTCATCGATCACAAGTACAGCAACTCCCTCAGGCGCGGTTTTAATCGGCCTCCACTCCATCACC